CGCAACAAGGGAATACTTCATGTCAGGGTCTTTCTGTTGCGCCCGCGTCGCTGTGGCGCGGGTGTTCTGCGCTTCCGAATGCCGTCTTGACGAGCTTCGTGGCATTCGCGTACCCACGTCCTAGGCCGATGAAGTAGGCCGCGACCATCGCCGTCGTCCAGACGACCCAAAGATGCGGCGTCACTTCGCGCCCGCCTTGTCGAGCGCGGTGGTGATAGCGCCCAAGAGATCGTGGGCCTTCCCATCTGCGCCATGGCCTTCGTTTACCAGATCAACTCCGAACTGGCCTTGGTGACTTTCGAGGAAGTGGATTGCGAACAGCGCTCGGGCGCCTCCCGGCTCCATCCACTCCTCCAGACGCCGCAGCGCGATTGCGGCGTCGAGCAGAGCGAGCGCTTCTAGTTGCAGTAACGGTCCGCGCGTGTCCAGGTATCCGAATTGCGTAGATGCAATTTGGTCTCGTAGCGCGCACATACGCTCCTTGCTCGGCAGCGTCACTCGGCACCTCGATCCTGCGCGCGGCGGGCGAGCCTTGCCCAATACAGTTCCATGGATGCGTCGATCTCCTTTTGCGACAGCCAGGCATCGCCCTGGCCAAGATACTCGCCGGCCTCAATCTCCAGCGCGAGACGACCAGCATCTTGCAAGTCGCTCGGAAGTGTGGCCCTATGAATCCAGCGCGCGAGGCGATCAGCACCGATTAGGTGCGCCAGTTCCATTAGCGGATGGCCGCATAGGTTGTGCAGCGAGAATGCCACGCGGCTACGCTTAGGCCGGGTAGGGGAGTCGGCTTGCGTTGCCATGGTGCTGCTCCTTCAGAAAAGAGATGAGACGAGCGAGTTGTCTCCGGTTGCCGCGAAACCAACCAGTGCCGTCCACCGATTCGACTCCGCACGCGAGACACGCATCCAGGCCGCCGAGCGTATTCACACGACCTACATGCAACCGCAAGCCGGCATCGGAGAACGAGCGCAGCGCCGACCACTTCCACGCCAGCGTACCGCCGATGAACACGACGGACGCCTCTATCGGCACGTCGCGCGGCGTCATGCCGTCCTGAGCGGCAAACGCGGCGGGAATCTCACGCGAGGTGACCGCGCCCTTCCACTCATCCCACAATTCCAGTGTACGCCCGCGATCTCCAACGCAGTCGGGCACAAGTGCCCACAGTGGCCGCTGGGCTTTAGACGCTGCCCAATCGAGCAGGCGCATCCACGATCCGGTATCCAACTGCGTAGCGTTCTTGAACGCCGCGAAGGCTCCATTATCCAAGGCGTACGGGAAGCATGGAAACGGACCACGTTGCCCACCCGGAGAGTATAGATGTCCGATCGCTCCAGGATACATGACAGCCAGTTCGCGCGCTTCACGGCCGGATTGATTGGCGATCATCACCAGCACTTCTCCATCCCCTCCGCCCTGACGACAGCCGCGAGCGCGCGCAGGACGGTGGAGAGCGGCGCGGTGCGGATCGCGGCAAGCTCTTCGCCGCTCACCACATACTGACGCTCCTTGCCGAGCGGGTGCGGGGAGACATCGTATAGCTCACGCATGAGTTGTTGCCCGTACGCCTCGCCGAGGCCGCGCTCGACCATGAGCGATTCGCACTGGGAGACCCACTCACGGTTTCGTCCGTAGGTGTCGGCGAGCACGTTCTGCGCGCCAACCTCCCATTCCTCGATGTTCGGGTCGCGCCACCGCGCCACGGTGAGCGCGTCGCTGACGAGTTCAGGGGCGGGCGTCACGGCTTCACCTCGGGCGCGGCGTGGCGCTTCGGTCCAGGCCCAGGCGGCCGGGCCATTAGCGCGCGCAGGTCGTTCAGGTCCACACGATCGACAACAACGGTAAGCGTGGCCATACCATAACTAACGTCCAGGACAGTCTCGCCGACATCGTTCTGAGAGAGCGTGACGCTGGCAACGCTCTTGCGGATTGGCTCTAGCTTGCGCAGATCGACCTTGCCGCTCACTTGCTTCCCCTCCCCTTCGCGCGCGGCAGCGGGCGGATCGGTTCCAGCCCTGCCGTCTTGTAGCAGTCCGGATCGTCCTCGTCGTCCCACTTCACGACGGACCACCACTGCTCGACGAACACGCGCGCAAGCTCCACGCCGGTCCTGGAGTGCTTGTACCAGCCTTCCCTTACTCGTACCGCCTTCGGCTTCTTTCCGACCCTAGCCATTGGAGTCCTCCGTCTCGCGCGCAAGCTCGCGGAGCTGAGCTAGACGGTGCTCGCGCCTGACCAGGTTTTGCCGTGCGAGCGTGATGGCCTCCTCTTCTTCGAGGACCGCCTTGAGGATGGCGTCAATTGCTGTGAGGCTGACCTCATCTGGCGTTAGGTATTCACGATGCTGCGAGGCCGGAGCGCGAACGACGACTATTCGCTTCGCCGTTTTCTTGAGGATCTCTGTCGATTCAATAGTGGGCGCTCCGTTGTTCCAGCCGAAGACGGCGCGATAGTGACGTTCGCTCATCGGCTCTACTCCTTCTTCTTCGCGCCCGCGGCGCGCAGCTCGGACAGGACTCGCTCGGCCTCTTTGAGAGCATCTCGTGTTCCGATTCCGGTTCCTCCGGCAGTGGCGAGATATCTCGTCGTTCTGTGGAGATTCTCCAGCGCCGCGACGCAGCCGCCGAAGCGGGAGCGGAGATACTCGGTCGCGGAATCGAGCCACGGTGCCTCCAACTCGCACAGGTCGTTCATCTCGTTCGCCATGCGGATGAACTCGAACACGTCGCCGGTGGCGGGCGGCGGAGCGGGTTCTTTCAACTGGTCGGGCGCGTCGTCGAAGTCCTCGGCCCTGTACTCCACGAGTTCCTCCCCGCACTTCGGGCACCATCCCATGCCGTTCTCCTTGGGCGTGCCGTTCGGCAGGCTCCACGCGACGCCGCACGTTCCTTCCCAGAGGTCGCCATCCTCGTCGTCGTGCGACCACACGCATGTCGGCCGCGCCTCTCCGCCAGCGGGCGAGGCGAGCGGGGCGGTGCGGAGCCTTTCGATTAGTTCCGTTGCGAGCCAGTGAACGCCGCTCGCGAACTGCCCGCTCTGCCTCTCGTGGTTCTCAGCAATCCATTCAAGGTACTCCAGCGTCTCCGCGTACTCGCGCGGCGCGGAGGCAGCCCGATTCAGCTCGGCGCAGACGACCTCGGCGCCACCTTCGCTGTTGTTGCGGAACGAGCCCTCTCGAAGATGCACGACCCACACACCGCCTCGGCTGAGCGCGACCGCCAGGCCGATCTCGTCGCGCTCAATCTTCCACGGGCCGGTCAGCGCGGCGAGGTTGGGCGGCGCGGAGGCAGCCGAGGGCGCACGACCCGCAGGTCTGCCCCCTACCTGAGGCACAAGCGGGCTTCGCCCCTCAGGATCGTCAGGTGTCTTGGCGCCTTGCCGTGGCGCCCCCGGCTGTTCTTCTTCGGGGCGGCGCAGGGCCGCTCGGATCTGTGATCTAGCGGCGGCTACAAGCCTGGGCGGTTCATCGCAGTACGCTAACGCGCGATCGGCGGTATCCATTGCTGCGCGAAGCCTGTCGTTTTCTCGTACGGCGCGATCAATCAATTCGGCCATGTCCTCGTGCGGCACCTCACAGTGCGGGTCCACGTTGGCGGCTCGATATGCCTCCAAGACGACGTTGCCTTGCCCAGGCCATGGGGCTGAACGCAGCCGCTCGACCTCCGCCTCCAGCTCGGCGACTCGCTTCTCGGCAGAGTCCATCGCACGGCCACGGTCCTCGCACGTCTGTCGTAGCTCGGCGACGCGCCCTCGGTGCATGTTCGTCCGCTCGCATTGCTCGTGGTAGAGCCGCTCAGTGTCTGCGATCCGCGCGTCGCGGGTCGCGCACTCGGAGCGAGCGAAGCGCGTATAGCGTGCCGACTCCGACTCTACGGCGTCGGGATGGCATAGCTGCCCGAACTCCTGTCGTAGGAACGTTCGCGCCCGCTCGACCATCGCCGCGTCGCGCGCGGCTGGAGAGGCGCCCGGGGCAGGACTCGAACCTGCTCCTTGAGGCAGTGAGCCGCTAGCGGCGTGCCCCTCTGCTCCCGTTACAACACCCGGGCCTTGTTCCTGTTCCGCGGAGCCGGACGCGAGGGAGGCAATCTCGTCGAGCGTGAAGCCGAGGACCTTCGCAGCCCACGCGCATTCAGCGTCGTAGCCCTGTTCGAACTGCGACCGCCTCTTCTGCTGCACAAGATTCGCCGCCTGCTCCAGCCCGGCTCTGCGGCCACGAGACTCGGCGGCGCGCAGAGCGCAGGCGATCTCTTCTTCCTTCGCGGCCTCGCTGACTCCTTGCGTAGCGATTAGGTCGAGTGATCGAAGTAGGAGACGCGCATCCTCGCGCGACGGTTGGGGGGCGGGGGTCACTGGCGCTCCCACTCCGTGAACAGGCGCCCAACGAGCGCCCAGTTCTTGTATGGGCCTGCGGCATCGCACGCCGCGTAGAGCTGCTCGAGCGCCGTCGCCCGCTCGCTCTTCATTCTCGCGTACCGCTCGGCGAACATGGGCGTCCTGCGCCACTGTGGGCACGTCTGCATCTCGGTCAGGAGGATCTCGAGCACGAGGAAGTCACGGCTGGCTCGCTGCACGCCTGGGACACGCCAGGCGGCCTCGCAGTCCGCCATGGTGGGGAAGCCTCCCACGAGGGCGAAGATGGTCGTGGGGAGCGTCCCAAGCTCATCTCCGGCCACGGGGAGGAGCGCGCGCGCTTCCTCTGTCGTCAGCGCCACGAACCCGCACTGCGACCATAGCTCGGTCGTCATGGCGTAGAGGCCGGATGCGTCGGCCTGGAAGGCGTCGCCGTCCACGCCATCGAAAGCCTCCAGAGGCGTGACGAGCCCTACGGGATCGCTGCCTAGCTGCGGCTGGTGTAGGCCCCCCGCAACGTCGCCGGCTGTCGTGCGCCCTGCATCGCCAGCCTCTGGAGAAGAAAACTGGACGCCCGCCTCCGCTACGTCACCAGGAGGAGAGAGAGGAACCCGCGCGGCTGGCTGGAGGGGTCGAGTCTCCGCCTGGCGGGCGTCCAGAACGTGCTGCTTCTCGCCGAGAAGCATGTAGAAGCATAGGGCGACTACGCCCACGAATCCGAGCGCAGAGAACGCGATGCCTAGATTGTCCTTCACGGCTTCCACTCCAGCGCGCGGCGGGCGATGTTGCGCGGCGCATCTGAGCGGAACTCGCAGCGCCCCAGCGAAGGATTCTCTGCAACAAACCGCTCGGCGTTCTCGGCGATCTCGCGCAGCGCCTCCTCGAGGACCCGCTCGCGGGTCTTGGGCGCTGGCGGGCTGAAGATCGTGACCCCGTTGCCGTCCCATTCAACGCTCGCGCCTTCTTCGAAGCCCCAGGACTTGCACTCGGCGGGCGTGAGCGGGCGGCGCGACTTCCCGGCCGGCGGCTCATTCGGCTTCGTGATGGTCGAGCGGGCGAGGTCGTGCGCTTGCATGACGATCTCACTCCGAGCAGTCAGCTTCTGGAGCAACAGTATGGCGATCTCATCCGCACGCGCGTCGGCGGCGCCGAGCAGCTTCCGGAGGCACTCCTCCGTGTGCGTCCACACGTCTGACGGGTACAGCGCGCATGTGGCGCCACCTCGTAGGCCGGCCGTGTCTAGCGCGCCAGGAATCAGCTTGCGCAGCCGCTTGTAAGCGTCGCTCAGGTCGTGCTCGGCCTGCTGCCACTTCTCGCGCTCGGCGTCGGCGGCCTCGCGGGCGAGCTGCACCGCCATCTGCCGCGTGTACGACATCGTGTAGCCAGGCCCAGGCATGTCAGGGCCGACAATCAATTGCAGCGCCCGCTTCTCTATGTCGAACGGCTGGCTCACATTGCCTCGCGCGGTATCTGCGCCGTAAGTCGCGTCTCGATCGCCGACAGCGCGAGTTGCGCGCCGTCCCAAGGCGCGTCGGCTGTACCGGCGGCATCCGTTGCTTCCTCCAACGCCGCCTTGCAGTTCTTCACGATGCCGAGTGCCTTCTTGGCACCGGCCCAATCGTGGCGCAGCAGCCATGCCTTCTTCTCGGCGGCAATCTCGTGGTCGGGGCGTCGCTTCTTGGGCTTCTTCTCTTCGGTCATTTTGTTCCGTTCCTTCGGTTGTAGAGTCGTCGTGCGTACTCGGCCAGCAGGAGCGCATCGGCCGTGGCGTGCGTGATCTTGAGTGATGGGAAGAGCTGTTGCGCTCGTCGCTTCGTGACGTTCTTGTCGCCCTTCGAGAGGCATCCGAGTTCATTCTGCCAGCGCTGCGGCGTGACCTCCTCGAAGGGGACACCGCTCGCAATCAGGCAGCCGCGCAGAAACCCGTAGCTGCGGCCGAACTTGAAGGAGGACGCGACGCCCTGCTTTGGCATCGAGTGGACGGCTTCGATCACGGCGAAGGCTGGGAACTGGCGCGGCTCCCAGTCTTCGAAGATCGTCCACAGGTCTCGCTCGGTGTCCGGCATCTTGAACGCATCCGGCTCGGTCGGGTGGAGGTCGTTGTCGAGACGCGCAATCCCGCCGCTCGCACCTGGATCAAGGCCAATGAAGATCATGGCGCTTTCTTCCCGTCGAGCGTACGCGCCTGCGGGCGGCCGTTGTTGGCTCGACGCGAAAGCGCCTGCGTCGGCGTGCCGAGGAATGGTGCGCCTTCGAGCACGAGTAGCAGTGCCGTCACCTCGAAGGTCGTGGCTCCGAGCTGGCACCGCCTGGCGAAGTCGGCAATGGCCTCGCGGAGGCGGGCGCAGTCGGCGAGCACCGACTCTATTTCCTGCGGGCGCACGGTGCCCCCGTGACACACGCGGTCGAACACGAGCGAGAACTCCGCCGCGTTCACCGCGTTCCCCCACTTCGATCTTCCATCCACACAACGCTACCGGGCCGCGCGTGGTCCGCAAGGTGGAATCGCGGATCCCTCAGCCGGCGCCGGTGATCGTCACGCCAGGCTCCGTGTGGACGGCGCCGATGTAGCGCGCGAGGTCGCCCGCCAGGTTCTTCGCAGGACGGCCTGTGCCGGGGGCGGCGGACTTGATGAGGTTCACGGCGTGCCGGCGCCCGCGCGGCCCCAGGAGCGGAGCCAGGCCCATGCCGAGGGCGCCAGCCAGGATCTCGCCGCCAGGCCCCAGGAGTCCGCCGATGGCGCCGATGAGTCCGGAGTTCTTCCTGGTCTCGACGGCGCGCTCGAGCGTGTCCATGGCGTCCTCGAGTTCGGTCTGGCGCGTGGCCAGCTTCTCGCGCTCGACGGCGGAGAGGCCCGGGGCGGCAAGCTGGCCCTCAAGCGTCTCCTCCTCGTGCGCCATGGCGAGGTACTTCTCGGCCTCGCCCTGGGTGAAGTCGGCTGCCGTCGCAGCGCAGGCGGCCAGGAGGGCAAGGAGGGCGACGAGGAGCGGCAGGGCGGTCTTCATCCGCCCGATCCTATCGTCCGGCGGGCGGCGGGTGGGTCACGCGCGTTCCCACGATCGCCTCCAGGGCCGTCAGGCGCTGCGCACAGTCCTCCATGGCTGCCAGGCGCAGATCCACGCGCGAGGCCCAGTAGCCGGCGTAGAAGAGCCCGCCGCCGATGGCGATCATCAGGCTGATCGTGATCGCCGACGAGTGCCCGATGACCGCTTCCCGTGTCTTCTGGATCACGGCGCGCACCGTGTGCTCGTGGCCGCTTCGGGACGGGTTGGCTTGTGCGATGTCCATGTGCGAACTGTGGGCTTCGGCATCGTCTGGATCGTTACAGCCCCTTCATGAGGCGCCGCGATGGTCGGGTACTGGATCGGATCGTCCCGTTCCTGGGCGCCGCTGTCTACGACCTTGGTAGACGATCGCTCACGGCTTCGGCACCGCGCTCCAGTCGAGCGGATCGAACACACGGCTGCCCTCCATCCGTGTCACATAGCGGATCGGGATGCCGAGGTAGTAGATCCGCTTGCCCTCGTTGAAGAACTCCGGCACCGAGTGCCCGAGCGCGAAGCCCACCGAGTACGGCCGCCAGTTGGGCGCGTCGGTCGTCTTGAACGACGGTTCCGGCTCGACCTTGGCTTGGCGCAGCGCGAACGGCAGCCCGAGCGCGAAGCCCAGCAACGTGCGGCGTGTGACGCTCACGGCTTCGGCACCGCCTGCGCCGTGTACCGCGACAGCGGGATCACGGCATCGTGCGTCGGAATGCCGGCCTCGTACGTCACGTCCACGCCGAGCGCCTGCGCGTACTCCTTCGCCTGTGGCGTGTTGTTCTCGCGCACCGTCAGGCTCGGGATGTTGCTGAGCTGAAGCTGAAGGTTCTGCCCGTAGACGGCGTTCTGCTCGATGAGCAGCGACTTCGCCACCTTGTGCGTGCCGGCGAACAGGTTGCCGACGCGGATGCATGGCGTGAGGTTCTCGGTGCCCGGCCCCGCGCGAAACAGATTGCGGCGGATCACGATGTTGCCCGTGGCGAAGCCCTTGCCGATCTGCCCCGTGTTCGCGTCGTAGAACGCGGCGATCCCGTGGTTCGGGTCGTCGTCCACCATGACCGCGCGTGTATGGCTCGCATCGGGCGGCGCCCAGAACTCGTTGCCCTGGATGAGCACGTCGCAGCCGACGCCCTGGAGCACGACGCCGCCGCCCCCGCGTGAGGACCACGGGCGATACCAGTCCTTGAACGTGCAGTCGATGACGGCGAGCGTGACCTTGGGGCCGGCCCAGAGTGTCTCGATCGGATCGAACCGACCCTTGATGCACTCGGCCGCGCACTCGTGGAAGCGCAGGCGCTCGTAGCGGCCCCCGCCAGGGCCGGCGTAGGCGTGCCCGTAGAAGGCGTGCTCGCGTGCAGGCCCCCACCAGATGTCGCCGTCTCGCGCGTCGATGTTGCACTGGTAGCTGAAGATGCCCCAGGCGACGCGGCCGTAGGTGGGCGAGTTCTCCTCGGCGATCAGCTCGAAGTCGGCCAGCTCGAGCTTGAACTTCTTTTTCACCCCGGCCTTGTTGTCGCGGCCGGCCTGGATCGCAGCGCGCCCGTGGCCGTGCAGCGAGAGCGACTCGAAGCGCACGATGCCGTCGTGCTGGTCGATGCCGATGGTGGTCCACACGCCCGAGCTGGGGCGGATGTGCGTCTTCCCCTTGCCGGCGCCGATGAAGCGCACGCCCGCGTAACCCTGCGAGAGCCAGAGCGCCGGGTTGTACTGGCGCGTGCCGTTCTCCCAGCGGCCTCCGATGTCGAACCCGGGCACGTCGCCCTCGGGGAGCGGGATGTCGTACAGCATCACGAGCTTCTCTTTCGTCCTGCGGCGGCCATCTTGTGCATCCGCTCGTTGCCGTACTTCTGCGACCCGATCCACGCAGCGAGACGCTTCGCGTTGCGCACGCCTGGCCGCTTCTCCAGCTTCGAGGTCAGGGCCGCGAACCGTTCACCGCTGCCTAGTTTGGGCTTCATTTCAGGAGGGGCTTGAACTGTCTCGGGGCTGGCAGCGTCACGGTCGCCTTCTTCTTCTTGTCCTCGTAGGTCTGGAGGCTCGCGCCGAAGATGCCGAGGATACCGAGCGCCGCACCCTCAGGCACGCCACGGTCGCGGAGAGCCTTCTCGAGATCGGAGAAGGCCATGGCAAGGCGCCACGGGTGCGTCGGCAGTTCCTTCAGGTCTTGCGCGATCGTCTCCTTGGTGAACGGCTCTCCGGTCGGCGTGTTGCCTTCCAGGAAGTTGATCGGGATGCCGATGGTCGGCGAGAGCTTGGTGCGCATGAAGCGGCCGAGCGTGGCCGCCGTCTTCGCGTCCTTCTTGCCCTTCGCGGCGAGGCCGACTGCCTGGAGCGCGTCCAGACCGATGCGCGACATCAGCACCGTGACTTGCGACAGGCCGGCGAGCGGATCCACGCGCGTGTTGCCAAACCGCGCCTTCCCGAGGTCGGGCGAGGTCAGGTCGTGGCTTATGTCTGTGTAGCCCTCGGCGCTGCGAGTTAGGCGCTTCATCCTGTCCTTCTCTGTCTCCATCATCGCGCCGTACATCTTGGTGAGCGCGTAGAAGCCGGCGAGGCCGATCAGGAAGCGCCCGTACTGCTTTGCCACGGCCACGCGGGTCTGCGCCGTGCCGCCGTAGAGCGGCTGCGCGAGGATGAGCTGGAAGCGACTGAGGAGCAGACGCGGAGACCAAAGCGGAATCGCCAAGGCGCTGACGGCGCCCGCGAACTTGCCTGGGTTGCCGCGCCCCGTGCCGATGTTGACCGCGTTGGCGATGGCCTTCCCCTCGGCGACGGTCGGCGGAACCGGAAGGCCCTGCACCATCGTGTCGAAGATGTAGGAGCGCTGGAGATTCAGGAACGTGATGAAGGCGCGGTTCGACGCCTTGATGCCCGGGATCATGTCGGAGATCGCCGAACGGATTGCCTCTTCGTGCGGCCCGATGTCGTCGCCGTGCTTCGTCAACTGAAGTCCGGAGGCTTCGCCGTACTGCGCGAGCGGACGGTTCCGGATCATCACGTCGGCCTCGAGCGCGCCACGCTCCGAGAAGGCGGCGCGCAGCATCCTCGGAATGTGCTCGGTGGCCGTGACGACTGGGTGCCCAAGTGAGAAGAAGCCGCCCTGACGCAGGACCGCCGAGAGGTCCCAGGCCGTCATGACGGCCTTAGGCAGGTCGATCACCTCCTTGACGCCGGCCAGCACCTTCTGCGTCTTCGTGCGGTTGGCCAGCGCGAACATGCGCTTCCGCGTCTCGAAACGACGACGGACGGTTTCGGCATCGGCCTTCGCCTTCGTGGCCTCGGCATCGAGCGGCAGCGGCGGCTTCTTGGGCCTCGGCCCGAAGTCCTCGGTAACCATGCGCTCCTTCAGGCGCGCGATCTCGTTCGCCTTGCGCGTCTTGTACGCCTTGAGCGCCATCCGTTCCTTCTTCGCGGCGATCTCCTCGGGCGTCTTGGCGGGCACGGCCGCCTCCTGCCAGGCGCTCAGCTCGGCTCGCAGCGCGTCGCGGCGCGCGCGCATGGCCTCGAGCGCGGGCGTGGTCGGACCGGGCTTCGCCTCGGCCTTCGACGTGTCGCCTGCCGCGAGGCGCGTCTCGAGGTCGGCCAGCGACTTCTCAACGGCGCGGGTAGCCGCTGCAATGCGCTCCTCGGGCGTGCGCGGGCGTGCCTCAGCCGGGAAGATTTCCTCGTACTGGGCGCGGAGCACGTCGCGGCGCGCGCGCAAGTCCGCCACCTCGGCGTCGGTCGGCGGCGGGGCGCGCTCGTCGATGGTGCGCTTCCCGCTGGTGATCTGCTCGGAGAGGTCGGCGATCTGGTTGCGGAGCCGCGTCTTCGTCGCGTCGAGCGCCGTGCGGAGCTGCGTCTCAGGGCTGGTCGTCTTGATGCCGAGCTTCCGCTTGAGGTTCTCCACCTGCTTGATGAGGCCGCGCTCGGTGTCGCTCGGCGTGGGGTGCTCGACGCCGCTCTTCTTGGGCGGGATCTTGGCGAGCAGGTCCTCGATCTTCGCCACCTGGCGGAGTTGGCCTTGGTAGTCCCGCAGCTTCACATCGACCTCGCCCTTCGAGAGCGGGCGGAAGTTTCCGTATCCGGCGATGGCGTCGAGCGTCTGCCGGCGCGTGAACGGAATGCCGGCGTCGTTCAGCGTCTCTTGTACGGCCGTGACGAGCGCTTCCCGGTCGTTGACGCCGTTCTCTACTGCGTGCCGCGCAATCTCGCGGATCTGCTTCCCGAGCGCGGGCAACTCGGCGCCGGCCTCGAGCTTCTCCTTGATGTGCCCGGCCAGTTCGGTCGCGCGCTCCTTGCGCGCCATGTCCCACGCCTCGCGCAGATAGGGGCGGATGTGCTCGCCGATGCGGCCCACCATTTCGTCGGCCCAGGCGGCAAACTGGCGTGCCCCTCGTTCGATGCTCTTGGCGGCGAGTTGCGCCGTCAGCTTGAGCGTCTCCGGGTCGAGACCGCCCGCGAACGCGCCGGGGCGCTTCGCCTTCGCGGCGAGCTGCGAAACGATGTCGTCGATCTCGGTCGAGAGTTGCGTGATGCGGGCTTGCCGCTTCGCCTGGCGCGGTCTGGAGCTGACCTCGGCCTTGAGGCGCAGCATCGCGGCTTCGGCTTCCGCTTCTGCTCGCCCCTGCTCGGACTCGGCCAGGCGGCGCTCGAACAGCTTGTTCTTGGTCGAGAGTTCGTCGTACTCCTTGCGCACCGTCTCCAACTCGCTCGGAGTCAGAGGCTCGCCCTTGTCGGCCTGGAGCGAGCGCTCCATCTCCGCGAGCGAATAGTCGCGGTTGACCATCATCTGCCGGATGTCGAGCGCCTGGGCGTTGGTCGTGCCTGCGCGCGTCACCACATCGCCAGCGCGCGCGTAGGCGGACCGTGCGGCATCGACCTCGGCTTGCGATCCTTCTCCTCGGTTGAGCGCATCTTCGGCCGCGTCGCGTTCGTTCGCCAGGCGTGTGACCTCAAGCGCGAGGAGCGCGCCCTCGTCCGCATCCGGGGGCCGCTCGGTCGCCTCGAGGTCGTTGACCAGCTTCTCGCCAGCGCTCGCGTCCCGGTCGAGTGCCGCCTTGGCGCGGTCGAAGTGCTCGAGCCGCGTGACGCTCTCGCCGTGCTGCGGCTCGGGCAGGCCCATGTCGCGGAGTTCACGCTCCACGGTCTTGTTCTTGATCCCGGTCGGCTGCGGCGGCGGCCCCGGCAGAGGTTCGATGAAACCGCCCGTCTCCGTGGCAGCCCTGGGGGGCTCCTCCGCTGCTACTGCGGGCGTCGATTTCTCGACGGGAGGAGCCGTCCCACGGACGGAGACGGGCAGAGCGGGTAGGCGCGCGATGGGCGGCTGTCCGGGGCGGTTTGGCGTAGCTTCCTCGCCCTCGATCGCGCCGCGCGTGACGAGCTTGCCGTAGACGGCGCGCATCTCGCGGCTGATCTTGAGATCGACGGCGCTGCCCCGGATGCGCGTGTAGATTTTCGAGAGCCAGTCGCGGAACTTCTGGAAGAGGCTGCGCAACTCGGGCGTCGGGGCCTTGCCGTCGCGGAGGAAACGCTCGAAGCCGCGCGCGAACTTCTCCTCGGCGTCCTTCGTCCAACCGTTCTCGGCGCCGGCCCACTTCTCGGCCACGTCGATGTCGGCATTCGAGATGCCGGCGCGCGATGTCTCTGGCACGGAGCGGTCGAGCAGCCAGCGGCGCGCGACGTGGGCAAGCTCGTGCGCGCCCGTGGACACGTCAGGCGCGTTCAGCGCGCGGATCAGGGCATGGCCGGCATCGGTGAACTCGACGGACCCCTTCTCGCCCTGGAAGAGCGGGAAGCCCTCGGCCTTGATCTTCTCGCGCGCCTCGGGCGACAGCGGCATGACGTGCGCGCGGCCGACGTGCTCATCGACCTCGCCCTTTTCCGGCTTCGCGCCGAGCGGCTTGCCGAGTTCGGTGGCCTGCGCGACGAGTTGGCGGTCGTACAGATTCTTGGCCCATTGGCCGCCGATCGCTAGATCGGCCTCTGTCGTTACGCCGTCTCTCTCGTTCTTGATCCGCTCCGCCAACTCCTTCGGTACGACTGAGCTGATGTCCTGCCCTACGAGCGAACGCAGCGCGCCGTCTGCGGTCTTCACCGTGCCGTGCCCGTCGATGAAGACCTGATGGGACTCGCCTGTTGTCGTGTGGATTTTGATGACCCGCCGGCCCTCCGTGAGGCTCGGTCCCCACGTCAGCCGGTCTACAACCCGGCTGAGGTTGTACCGCTCGGCGACGATCCTGCCGGTTGACCACGAGATGCCATCGAACCCGTGCTCGGCGGCGTAGGCGAGTGCGCGCTTGAGTGTGAGGCGCGACCACGAGGCGCCCTTGAACGGCGCATCGGGCACGCTCGTCGATGGTTGGTCTTCAACCTCTTCGAGGTTGTCGCGGTAGCTCTGCGCTTCCTCCAGATCGCCCTCGCGCGAGTGCAGTTCATCCTGGGCTTCCTCGATCGCCGCCTCGTGGTCCTTCAGCGCCTTTACTGCGTCGGCGACCTCGATGCCCTTGCGCACCCACGCGATGCGCTCGTCGGTGTCCATCGGGCGCTCGCCGTTCCGGTCGTAGGCGCGCGGCACGAGGTACTCGGCGTGCGTGTGCGCAAGCTCGTCGCGGAATGACTTTGCTTCGTTCTCGGTGAGATTCTCCCACGGGACGCCGAGCGTCGTACCTTGGCCCATCTTTCGGGCCAGTGTCCGCCATTGCCAGAACGTCTCGTAGTACTCCTGGGCCAGCGCATTGGCCTTGTCCTCGTAGCTGTCGCCGTTGTCGTCCTCGGGGCCGTTGTTGCGCAGGTTGTCAAGGGCTTCCTCCGCGTCGTGTCGGGCGTCGTGGGCGTCCTGTAGGCGCTCGTTTGCCTCGTCGATCTCGTCTTGGTTGCCGCGCTGGCCACCTTCCTCGTAATCCTCGTCGTAGCCCTCTTCGCGCCCGCGCCGGTGCCAGTCGGATTGCACCTCTTCGATGTGGAAGAGCTTGCGGCCCTGCGGGTCGGTGCGCGTCTTGGCGAGAACGTGGGCCACAACGTCGCGCGTGTCCCAGTGTCCCTGATCGAAGTCCGGCCCGTCCTTCAGTACGAGGAGCAGCTCGGTGTAGTCCCGGCCGCCAGGCTTCATGTAGGACTCGTACTTCGGGCGGAGGTATGTGCGGTTGCGCGAACTGTCCTCGACCACCGTTCTGTTGAACTCAAATTGCCGCAGCAGGTTCACGGCCGAGCCTAGCGTGTCGGCTGTTCCGACCAGCTGCCCATTGGTGGCGTCCCAGGCCCGCCAGGATCCGGACCAGTCTGATCCGACAACCTGATACTGGTGCCCGTTTGAGCGTGACTCGTACCTGTAGCGCCAGTCGTTCGTTTCGCTGTTGAGAACCTCCTGGCCGTTCCCGTCAAACACCGGGATCCGTTCGGCGTCTCCAGACACGATGAATGAGATGTCCTCCGGGCCATTGAAGCGCCGCGCTTCGATGCGGCTTCCGCCGCGCTGCACCTCGATGAGGTGAACTTGCCGCCGGCCTACGAATTCGGCGATCTCGTCGCGCGTCAGCTTGCCCTTGCGCCGCGCCCAGTCTTCGAGACCGATCCAGTTGGCCTCTTCCTCGGCGCCCTTCGTCTTCTTGATGTGCGCGAGAAACTGCTCGGCCGTGCCGCGCGGCTGCCACTTCTCCAGCGAGCCGAGCAGGTTCGAGAAGTACCACTGTGGTCCCTGCTGGTGAAGCGCGCCGCTGCCGGGTTTTCCGCCCTTGATGACGCGGATGCGCGAGCGGTCGAGGCCCATCGCCTGCGCCAGTGCATCGAGCGCGACAGACTGCTCGCCGGTGACGGCGAGCGCCGACTGCAACGCCTTCGGGTGGAACGGTTCGCTCTGCTCGGGCGCCTGGCGCTCGACTTCGGGCGGGCCGGGAGGAACGCCGGGCGTCTTCTTGCCCTTGCCTGCTTGCTCTGTCGCGGCCTTCTCGCGCTGCGCCTGCAGTTCTTCGGGCGTGGCGATCTTGACCTCTTGGCGCGGCCGCTCGCCGCGTTGCGCGCGTTCGGCTGCGAGCTTGATCGCGCCCGGCGCCTGCTGCAGCTCATCGGGCGTCAACGTCTCGCCGCGCAGGATGCGGTCGGACGCCTCCTCGGTCGGCGTCAGCGCGCGCGGCGGCTTCCCTTCGCCGAGCGGCTTGTTCTCGGCGCGGCGCTCCTCGCCCGCGAACGGCTCTTGCCCTGCGTCGAAGGCATCGAGCGCGCCTTGCGCCCGTTGCATTGCCGCCTGGAGATCGTCGGTCGCTTGCCGCTCCTGCTGCGATCCAATCTCGGCGGGCGGTTGTCGAGTGGCGTATGCGAGATCGGCAAGCGCCTCGTCCAGCTCGGTCGGCTTGAGGTTGCGCGCGGCTCGCTCGTCGATGACGCGCTCTGCGCGTTGGAGCAACTCGGGAATCGCCAGTTCGTCCTGCGCCTCGGCTGCCGTGCCGCTCTTTTTGTGCTCGTCAACAAGTCCTCGCAGCACGTCAGCAACGTCCGATGCCCGCGCCTTCGGTGCCTCGATCGTCGAACCCTCCGGAGTTTCCGGAGACTTCGCCTCGGCTGCGGCCGGGAGCGGTGCGTCCGTGGCCGTTTGTCTTTCGGTCTTGATCCGCGCCTTGCGCATGTCGCGCAAAAAGCCCCTCGTCTCTTTGTTGTAGGCGCCCCAGTTGCCCTCATCTGGCGGGTTTTCTAGATCGACGAGTGACGCTTGCAGCGCCTCTTCGGTCCGCCTGGCCGTCTCGAAGTCTTTGTTATCGAGAGCGTCGTGGTGAAGCGAAACAGCGCCTTCTAAATCGTGTTGCTCGGTGATGTCGCGAAGCTCCTGTTCGACCTTTTCCGCGGCGCCACGAAGAAGGGCGGGCGGCGAAGGCTCCGGAGTTTCCGGAGGGTTCGACTCGGCCTCGACGATGCGCACCGGGACGTGATCGAAGCCGAGACGATCGGCGGCCTCGATGCGGTGGTGCCCGTCGAGCACGGTCAGCTTGCCGCTCGGCGAACGCTCGGCGATCACGGGCGGCAGTTCCTCGCCCGCGTGCATCTTCTCGGCGAGCGCCATGACGCGCTCTTCGTCGATTCCAGACCGGAAGCGCTCGGCTTGCTTGCGCTCTAGATCGGCTATCGGCGTCTCGACGACCGGCGCGAGCTTGGACTTGGGCGGGACATTGAATTCGGCTGCCGGATGCTCGCCGTGGGCGTAGGTTTTCGGTGCTTCCGGGGCCGGCTGACCCGGAACAGGAGCAGGCACGCCCTGCGCGCCTGGTTCACCGCCGGCCCCGGTTGCGCGCTCTTCGCCGATCGGGCCGCGCCCAAGGAACTCGCCGCCGCCTTCGAGTGGCTTGCGCGGGCCGCGCGGACCGAGGAAGTCAGCGCCGCCGATCGGCCCCTCCTCGCCGCCGCCGCCCTTCGGCTTCTGGGCGCCCTTCGCGCGCCCGGCGCCGGCCAACTCGCTCGTCCCGTGGACGATCGCGCCGACCGTCCCGCCGAAGAGCAGCCCGAGCGCGCCCGCGTGCCCGGCGCTCTCCAGGCGGTCAAGGTAGGTCATCTCGCGCGGCGTGAGCGCGGTACTGGCCGCGTCGAGCATCGCCTGCTGAAACGTCTGCTGCGCGCCCTGGGTCAGGGTCTCGGTCGCCAGCGCGGTTGCGAAGCGCGTCAGGGAGCCGTGGGAGGCACGCTCGAGCTTCGAGAGGATCGGAGCCACCCCGAAGACCTGCGTGGCGCCCACGCCGAAGCCGAGGGCCATGCCGAGCATCGCCTTGTCCTCGTCGCCACCGGTGGCGGCAAGGATGTCGTGGTACATCGGGACGGCCACCTGGGCGCCGCCCGCGAGGATCGTCCCGGCGCGTGACCCAAGCGCCTCGGCGGTCCCCAGGAACGCCTCCCGTGCCCCTAGGCGCCCGGCAAGGCCGAGGGTCTCCGGGAGGAGCGCGGCGGCGCCCTCGCCCGCCACAGCCCCGGCGGCGCCGCCAGCGAGGCCAGCGCCGGCCAGTGGGGCGAACTGCCCGAGCATGTAGGGGAGCTGGTGGATGCCACCGCCGCGCAGGGCCGGCGGCGATGCTTGCTCGGCGGCCGCGCGCAGCTCCTTGCCGTAGGCGGCCATCTTCGAGGCCCCGGCGAGGATGTTCGGAATCTGCTGCTGCAACACCTCGATCGGGATGACGTGCGAGAGTGCCTTGAACGCCACGTCGGGCGCCTCGGCGAGTGCGGCCAGGCCCTCGCTCGCGCCGATGGCGGCCTTCTCGAGCGGGCTGGGCGTGTAGACGTGGACGGCCGCCGCGATCTCGTTGTCGATGTCGTCGGGCTCGTCGCCCTCAAGCGGCGCGTTGCGCTCCTCCTTCAGCCGCGCCGCGATTTCGCGGTCGATCGCGTCATCGGTCTCGACCGGCTCTTGCGGCGGCGCCTGCTGCACCCGCGCAAGAGTAGGGCTCGCAGCCTCCGGAAGAAAGCTGCGAGCCCTTGAACGTTGTACCGGGGCACGGTACACCGCTGGCGTCTTACTTCCAGGCGCATCTTCGCCGGACGAGCCGCGCCGATCAACCCTAAGTCCACCCTGCGGGATAGTGGCAAGCCCGGAACGACCCTCCCTGCTGGTGGACACGGCCGGCACGCGGAGTCCAAGGCCCCAACGTCCGCCGCTCCGATGGGCCTGAGCGGCGTCCGCGCCTCAAGCGCGCCCGGAGACCACGACTACCGGGGGGTCGGTGCAAAGGTGTAATCGTGGCTCCCCGAAACGAAAGCGACCGCCTGACCGGCGAGCGTCTTCCGGGGGTCTCCCGAGAGGCCCTCACTCCGCTCCCACCTTCCCAGCGAGGTCCGGTCAGAATCCGGAGGGCGAGCCCCGAGGCGAGCCCGCATCTGAGAGAAGAGGGTGAAACCCTCCCTGCCCGCTGGTCCTTCCGGGAGGGGCGAAGCCCCGTGAGGGTTGACCGCTGCAATCAGAAGAGGCTGGGAGGATCCCGGCGAGCAACGCGAGCGATCCGGGGATTTTCCGGGGGCGCCGTCCAGGCGACCTCGAGCGGCATCAGCCATGCGTAGCCGAAGGACCACGCCGGCACTTCCATGCGGATGTCGAGTTGTTTCCGTCGCTCGAACGCGGCGGAGCTGCAGCACCCACGGAGGTCAACGGCCATGCGCCCATCTCGGTCCTCTGTCTCGGGCAGAACCCATCCGAGCACGAGCCAATCCGGGGGCGTCTTGGGTGGCCATCTGTCGCGCTTCACGATCAGATTTCCGGCCCACCCGGCGGCTCCCTTCACGTCCACCTTGCCGATTCCTGGGAGGTCGAAGTCGTACCCGGGGTCGGTCTCACCGGCGAGGACGAGCACGCTGGAATCCGGGAGTTTCATGAAGCGTGAAAACGCGAGTTCTGCGGCTGCTCCGAGGAGATCAATGGCTCCGGAGCTGACGCGCCCGTCGTGACGCTTTCGCTTCCTGTTGGCGGCGTCTCGCGCCTCGGCGATACGGGAGACCAGGCTACGCTCGACTTCGATGTACATGGCGGCGAGGTGGTCTTGGCCTTGCGCTCGTTCCGGCACCGTCTTCGGCGCGTCGCCTTCAACTCATAGGTCACGACGTTGACCGTCCAGGCCCCGATACTCGTCGGGTCGATGGCCTGCACGCCACTCTGTCGCCACCAGAACCGCCGCGCGCGCTCAGCCCGTTTCTTCGTGCGAACCGACTGGTGGATGCGCGGTCGTCGGCGTCCGTGTTTCATCCTGGAGACTCTACACCGCCTCGGCGGCGGCGGGGAAAGCGCCCGGCCCGTGATTCATGAGCCGATCGGACACCAGGCCAGCACCGGGATCTCCCCGGGCAACACAGCGAACCGAGCGCTGGGCCAAGGGTAGCGGAAAGCGCCGAGCTACATGCCGCCCGCGCCGGGATGCAGGTGCGAGACGGTCTCGCCGAGACTCGGACCGGAAGCCTTACCGGCGGCGCGTGTGCGCTTTCCGCCGAGCTGCCCGGCTCGCAGCTTCAAGAGCGCCGACGTGAGCGCGCCGCGCACGAACGGGTCGCGCGGGTCGAGTCCGAGCGTCTTCGCCAGGCCCATGCGCAACTTCCGGATCTCGGCCGGCTGATCGGTGTCCATCGAGATGGCGGGCGTGCCGTTGTCGGCCACGAACGCCTCGATCTGAGCGGTAGCCTTGGCCTTGCCCTCGGGCGCGATGGTGCGGTACTCGCCCTGCGCGGCGGGCTTCTCGCGCGCCTGCGGCGCCTGCGGCGCCTTCGCCGGCTTCTCAGTTCCACGTGGAACACCACCGACATTGACCTTCTTCCCGAGGTTGTCGGCGCGTCCGTACTTCGGCTGATTCGTGACGGTGCGGTTCTCGGCCGCCGCGTCCTGGAGTTGCCCGGCCCTGATCTGCGCCTCGGGACTCATCTGGAGCGCCGGATTAGGCCCGCTTTGCGTCTGGTACGAGGGCGGCGTCGCCAACTCGCCGGCCGCCGCTTGGGCACCGAAGAGCACCGCCTCGAGGCCGCCGACGGACGCCTCGCCGTCGTTCTTCGAGCGGAAATCCTCGTGCTGCGTGCGCGCCCACTCGCCCTGCGCGGCGCTCACCTTGTCGAGGAGCGCCTGGCGCACCTTCGGATCGGTGGCCTGGATCGCCATGCCCTTGAGCGTGGAGATGAGTTCGCCGGCCCGCTTGTCGCTCTCCTCCCAGCCGGCGGCGCGCTTCATGACCTTCGCGTGGAGGTCGTACGCCTTGGCCAGCCGCTCGCGCGTGGCGCCGGGCGCGACCGTCGGCGGGCCGCCCTTCGCCATTGAGTGAATCGACTGCTGGATGGGCGTGATGAAGTCGCGGCCCTGCTCGGGCGTGATGACGCCATCGACCACGGCGCCTTGCACGGCATCGGCCTCGTGTTGGTACGCCTGGGCGTGAATGCGCTGCTTCTCCTGCGCCGTCTCCTTCGTGAGGTACGCCGTGGCGCCGGCCGCCGTCATCTGCTTCGCAAACTCGATCTTCGGCCCCATCGTCTCCTCGACGTTGCCGAAGCCCTCGGCCACCTTGGCGAAGAACTTGTTGCCGAGGATGCCGAACGGTCCGAGCGCGCCCTCGGGCGACTTCACGGCATCGGAGATCGCCGCCTCAGTCGCGTCGCCGCGCTGTTGCTGGGCGATCTTCTCGAGGCCCTGCAGCGCGGCGGTCTTCTGGGCCTCGAGCGCCTTGTCGCGTTCCTCGCGCGCGGCGGCGATGTTCGCCTGCCCGAGCACGCGCGCCTTCGCGTTCTGCTCCTCGATGGCGAGTGCGCGCTCCTTGAGCGCCTGCTCCTTCTCGAGTTCCCCGGCGTGGACGCGCTCCTTGTGCGCCTCGTTCACGCCCCCGGCGATCTCCTTGCCGGCGTCGCCGATGTACTCCCACCACGGGCGGGAGTTCATCGTGTAGTCGCGGAACGTGATGCGCGGCATGGGCTACCCGTAGAGCCCGAGCATCCCGGCGGGCGTGTAGTTCTGGAGGAATCCGCCGATGCCGTGCTTCTTCTTCGGCTGCTTCACAGGCAGGTAGTCGAGGCCCGCCATGCCGATCTGCCCTTGGAACTGGCGCCCGGTCCCGAGGAGTTGGGCCAGCTCGTCGCTCTGCTGCCCGCGCACCTCGCCCTCCTGAAGCCCGAGGTCGGCGAAGGCCGACGCGAGCTGCTGGTCGATCGACGCGAGCTGTTGGGTCGTCTGGCCGGCGAGGTCGGTGGCGACTCCGGTGCCGGCGCTCGTTCCGATCAGGCCCTTCGAGATGAGGCCCTGCGTTGCGTCAGCCTGCATCCGCTGCCCCTGGTTGAGCACATCGCGCCGCGCGGCGTCTGCGCCCAGCTCGACCGCCTTGTGCGCTCCTGCGAAGCCCTGGAGCTGTTCCTTGTGCCCCTTCTTGAGCTGGGCCTCCTGGAGCTGCTGGAAGAAGGCGTCTTGGCTGCCAATCTTCCCGAGGAGCTGCCGCCCGGCCAGCTTCTCGCTCTCGGCCATCTTCCGCGCGCGTTGCTCGTCCTGACGGGCCTGGAAGCCCTGGAAGAGGTTGACCCCCGCTCCGATGGCCGCTGCTGTGATGGGCATGGGTGGTCAGCTACAGGGCGCAGCCACACGAGCCGTAGCCCTGGCGATGGACGCAGCATCGCGTACCCCGAGGGCCTCCGCAAGCCCCGCCACGCGCACCTCCGGCTCGGCCACCAGGGCCTCGTACGGCACGAGCAAGCCGTGCCGGATGTAGCCCACGCGCTGAATCATCCCGTTCCAACGCCGCATGACCGCCGCACCCCGCTGCCGGTCGATCGACCGCTCGAGCGCCGCACGCTCCCTCTGCACGAGCACAGTGGTCACCTCGAACCCCTGGGCCATCAGCGCCGAGAAGAGGGCGCGCTCCGTGTCCAGCGCCAGCAGCGGGCTCTTGAACCCGATCGACTCTCCGAACCCGAAGGCGTGCGCGTGGTTGAGCCGCAGGCGGATGTTGGACGCCACGTCGCTGTCCGTCCACGGCCCGAACCCGGCCTCGACGTTCCCGGCCATCTTCCAGGTCACGTCCGCGTCCTCCCAATCGAGGCGGAAGTCAGGCGCGATCGGCGCCACGAGCGTGCGCGCCATCGAGAAGCCGAGATGGTGGCAGACCTCGGCGACCGCCGCGCCGCCCGAGCGGCACAGCCCGGTGATGATGACCGCGCGCTTCAGGCCCCTTGTCCCTTGCGAACCACCAAGTTAAGCCGCGCGATCACGTCCGCGAGCGTCGCGTCTTCCGGCAGAGCGCCGATCCCGTCGAAGGCGGCCACGCGCGCCCGCCCCTCTGAGTCGCGCTCGAGCGACCCAGGCGCGAGATCGTTGTCGGTCACCGACCCCTGGGCGTTGCGCCGCAGCCTCGGATCTCGAGCGCCGAGCTTCGCGCTCGCGCTGCCGATGGAGACGCGCCCTTGGCGGGGGAGGGCCATCAGGTGCTCCTGTTCTTCTGCGGCGACGAGACCACGAACTCGCACTCGCCACGCTCCAGCGCCCAGCTCCGGCCCGCAAGCGCGCTGCGCAGACGCGCCCACAGGTAGGGCGCATTCACCCTGGCCCGGAACGGGTCGTTCAGCCCGGCCACGAGGTCAGTCGCCGCCACGATCGGCCCGATGTCCTCCAACTCCTCGCTGCCGAACAGCTCGAGCCGGCACCCCTGCATGTCGCCCTGAAGCGCCACCTGGGTCGAGATGAGCCGATGCGCGAGCATCTCCGCCGAGGCGTTCACCGGTCCCATCGTGACGAAGCTGTCAATCGCCGCGCCGTCGTCGTCGCGCGCGTCCTTGTCCACGATGCGAACGTAGCCGTCCTCGCAGCCGAGCAAGAGGCCGCGATTCGAGTCGCCCGCCAGGAACGTCGCCGCCGTCGGCTGCCTCCCGCTCACGGCGTAGCGGTCCGTCCAGATCGCGCCGCCCTGCACCATCCGGTGCGTCTTCTCCTCCCAGAACCAGTGATTCACGATCGTCCCGCCGGCCCCGTGCGGCACCTGGAAGATGTGCATTCCCTTCTGGATCGGATCCCAGCACAGCTCCATTCGATGCGTCGAGAAGTCGATGGCCTCGAACTCCGTCTCCTCGATCGTGTAGCGCGACAGCGGCACGACGCCATCCGCCCCAAGCCCATACAACCCCGGCGGATTCCCGAAGAAGTAGGCGCGGCCCATCGTGTCCTTGCACCACGAGCCGCCGAACGTGCCGCCGATGTCGTCTGAAATCTTGTCGATCTGCCCGCCGTCCATCGGGTCGCCCGTCAAGCGCAGGATGCGCGACTCGCCCAGCACGAAGAGCAGGTCATCCGAGTACGGGAGCAGCGCCACGATCACGTCCTCGACCTCACCGGCTCGCGTCAAGCTGGCATCGAACGCCATGGTCGAGAGGCGCGGCTCGCGCCGTAGATCCCAGTCGCGGATGTTCCCGATCGCGCTCGCCGCGTAGCGCCCCGGCTTGTCGGCGAAGCGCGCCAACACCAGCCGGTGACGCCACATGCAGCCGAGTTTCGCCCGCAGCGGGATCTCGCCAGCGCTCGTGCTCTCCAGCGCCGTGACGAGGCCGGTCAGCGCGCTGTAGCTCCAGTACCGCAGGCCATCCAGCACGATGACCTCGGAGTCCGCCTGGAACGCCTCGACGTACTGGCTCGTCGCGTCCACCACGCCGGCCCCGCCGCTCGGAATGGCCACCGTCGTCGCGTCGATCGTCTTGATGTCCGTGCCGCTCACGCCAACCGTGATGATCGTGCGCGGGCTGCCGCTCGCCACCGCGTTCGTCGTCACGAGCAGGATCTTGTAGACGCTATCGAAGAGCTGCGACCCCGAGGCTTCCATGGTCGTGAAGACATACGCAACCTCCGCCGGCCCTGTCGGAAGATCGGTGCGGTAGTCGGGCGTGAGCGCATCAGGCGGCAACGCCACCGCGAACGCGAGGCTCGAGCTTCCCGGCAGAATCACCTCCGTGAGCTGCACCGCTGCGCCGGCCACTCCGTCCTTGAGCAGCACATGCAGCGCTCGCAACGTGCCGCCGCCCGTGTTGTACCCGGGAATGAAGATGTTGCCGAACTTGTCGCTCGCCATGCGCGGGTAGGCGTAACCAGGCACCGCGCCGCCGACGAAGGCGTGCGTCCAGGCTCCATCCCCGGACGCGAAGGAGAAGCTCGTGCCGTTGTCGATGAGCTTCTGCACCGCCTTCGTGCCGGAACCAGTCGTCACGCCATCAACCGGGCCGATGCTCCAAACGTGCGTCTTGCCATCACTCTCGACCTTGCGCGCACGCACGCCGTAGCCGAAGCCGCCCTCTGGCGTCACGACGTTGCTGTTCGCCGCCCAGCGCAGTTGCCCATTCGAATCGTGCTTCGACACGAGGCCATCCGGGCGCAGCAGCGCCGCATGGGCCGCGTAGAGTCCGCCAACCACAGGCGCCGGCGGCCCAGGTAGTACCGCCGCCGCCCCCGCAACGCTGCGCCCGTACGGGTGGAACACGTTGAGCACGTTCCCGAGGCCCCACTTGTAGGCGAGGTATGCCTCGATCCTGTTCATCTGGTTGTCCGTGCCCGCCACGAACCCAAGCTCGAACTGGTCGTAGGTCAGGACCTTCGGCTCAGTCAGGCTCGTGCGGTCCTTGCGCTCGAGCACCAGCATCTCGGCGATCTCTCCGCGAAACCTCCGAGCCACGTCCATGCCCGTTGCGAAGATCGTCGTGGGCGCAGCGCCGAGCCACTGAGGTTGCAGGCTTGCGAATCCAAGGCCGTCCGCGATGTCCACCGGCCGCCCGTTGTAGCGCATCGCCACGCGCGTCTTCGTGAAGTCGGCGGGCTCGACCGCGCCATCCCACAGGAGAGCCACGATCGCCGCGCCCGTCTTGTGGTTCGTCGTCGAGTCCGCCAGGTACTCGAACCCGACGAGCTGCCCGCCCGTGCCGCTGCCGCCGCTGTTCAGCGTCGCGTAGTAGCTCAGGAACCCCGGATCCACCGTGCCAGGCAGCGCGACCTTCGAGTCGCGGTTGGCGAACAAGACGTGATCGCTCGCGCCGCCCACCTCGTTGTCGAGCGCAAGCACTGTGCGCGGGCTGGGCGTCCCTACGTCCGAATCCGGCGACGGACGCAGCACCAGGAACATGCACCACATGCCGCCCGTGTACGCCGGGATCGGTGTCCGCTGCTGGTCCGCCAGGTTCACGTCGATCGAAGCATTCGGCAGCGATACCAGGCTGTGCTTCACGCTTGCCGTGCGCCCGGTGTCGAAGCGGATGTTCGGCAGACCGCCGAGGCCGTAGCCGAGGTATTCCGGCCCAGTCTCGCCCACCGTCTGGAGCGTGCCCGCGTACCAGTGGCGTCCGTTCCCGCTCTTGTCGCGCCAGCGCAGCACTTGCTGCCCGTCGCTCTTCGTCACTTCCGACCCGCTCTGTTCGAGGTCTGTCTCGTCGAGCGAGTCCGGGTCGCTTGCGTCAAACCAGCTCCAGATTTTCAGCGTGCTGTCGTCGCGCGGCGTCCAGCCGATCAGCGGCGGAGTGAAGAAGGTCGTAGGCCCCGGACGCTCCTTCGTGAAGAAGCCCACCGATGTCGGCGCCGACGCGCAGTAGAACTCGCCCGACAGCGCAAGATCGAAGCCGTTGATCGGGTACGCCACGCTCTCGATGCGCTTGACTTCCGTTGGCTCGAGCCCGAGGCCATCGTAGACCACCACGCGCGCGCGGCTGACGCCCGGGTAGTTGTGCGCGCAGTAGAGCTGGGTGCCGCGAAACACCCGCAGTTCCTCGGTGTAGGCGCCAGGCGTCAGCGTCCACAGAACGAAAAACTGGTTCGGGTCGTCGGGCGCGATCTGTCCAGGTTGGGGACGCTGCAACACGCAGAAGACCGCTGCGGTGCGCACGTCTCCGCCCGAACTCACGCCCGCGAAGATGCGGTCAGAATCGTCCACGAAGAGCGCCCGCACCACATGGCTCGCATCCGCCACCGGCAGGGCCACCTTCATCAGCAGGCGGCCGGCGCTGTTGAACTTCGCCACCGCTGCGCTGCCGTCGATGGCGTAGATGTTCCCCTGTCGATCGGTCACGCCGCCGACCGTGTTTGTCTTGCTCGGCGTCGGCTCGCTCCACACGTCATCGACCGCGCCGCTGGAGAACGAGTACGCCACCTTCCGGTCGTCGATCGCCGTCGAGCACAGCGCCCGCACCTTGCCCGTGCCGAGCGCCGTCGCGTTGAACTTCACCGTCCCCGCGCGCTGCGCCCCCATGAGCCGCCCGTTCTTCGGGTTGCGGGCGCGCACGTTCTGCGCCTGCCGCGTCGTCAACTCGGGCTGCGCGTGCAACGCCACCGCATCGCTGCGTCCGGCCCACGGGAAGACGAGCGGGCGCTTCGGCATCGGCTACACCGACGTGCCGAGCACGGTGCCCTTGTCGAACCAGCCACCGCCGTGCGGGTACATGTACGAGTCCGTCCACCCGCCGCGACGCACGCGCCCAACCTGCGCCTGCATCGTCTGATCTCGAGCCACCGCGAGCGTGAACAGCGAGCCTGCGCGCACCTGCTCGAGCCGCACGGCCAGCCCGGCCTTCTCCTCCTCCTCCTGGCCGAGCGCGAACGCCTTGACCACCTCGAGGAAGAGCGCGTTCAGCCACCCGCTCATGGGCAGCGGCAGCGGCGCTCCGTCGTCCTCCGGCGTGGTCCATCCCGCGCGGTAGAACATGACGAACTGCTCCGTCCCGTCCAGCTCGCCAGGTGCGAGGTCGAGACGTGGGATCGTGCGCCCATCCGCCGTTGACCTGACGTGGTTGATGAGGCCCCAGAAGGAGCACGTCCACCGCGCCCCCGTCCAGCGTAGGTCGAGCAAGTCTTGCCCCGTCCCGAGGCCCAGCCAGTTCGGGAACCCCGTCGCCATGCCCCACGCCGTGATCCGCTGGATGTCGAAGTCAGACGGCAGCGCTACCTGGTCGTTCCGGAGTGTCCCACCGATGTCTGTCTGACCGTCAGCAGCGCTGCCGATGCTTGTCTGAAGCGTGATCGTGTTCGCGTCCACGCGCGACGCCACCTCGTAGCGGCCCGTCGTCGCGCCCGTCCCAGCGTCCACGTCGATCCCGTCGGCCTCGAGCCAGGTGTAGGCCGTGAACGCGCCCGTGAGCGTCAGGCTCTTCGTGGCCTCGGTCCAGGTCGCGCCAACGAGAACCACCGGCGCCCGCGTCCGGATCCGCGCCTCACGCCCCTGGAGCCAGCGCCACGGCGCCATGCCGACCAGGTAGTGCCCCGCCTGGTCCACCAGCTCGCGCGTCTCGAGCGGCCCGCCGAGCTTCCCGCCCACGGCGTACTCGATCACGCGCGCACACGTCTGCACGTTCAGCGGGTACGCGGTCATGCGTCCTCCCGGAGCATCCTGTATACGAGATCGGCCCGACCGTCGAGTGCCTCCTCGGTCAGGCGTACGGCGTCGTTCAGCGGCCAGTGGTAGTGAAGGGCCTTGTGCCGCCAACCGACGTCACCCTCCCACCAGCCGCACGCCTCCAGCCACGCCATCACCTGCGCGATGGGCGCCGAGTTCCGCATCCGACGCTTCCGGCATTGTTCGGCGGCGTGCTTCACGCCGCGAAGGCTACCGAGACCGCGCCCTCAGGACAACGACGCCGGGAACGGCACCGCCATGGCCCGCTCGAGCGCCTCCGCCAGCGTGCGCCCGCGCTGCGTCAGGCACGGCTGGCCCGCAATCGGCCAGTAGCTCACCTCCCACGCCATCTCGCGCGGCGGCGCCGGCAAGCCCTGCACCTTCGCGTAGCCGCACCGCGCCTCGTACGAACCGAGCGGCTCGTGCAGGATGCGGAACTCGGCGCCGCGACGTTGCGTCTCGCCAAGGGGCAGCGGCGCGTCCCTCAACTCCTTCAGCATCCGACGGAAGAGGCGGTATTCGCGGAACAGCATCGCCAAATGGTAGCGCCGAGCCCGGAGCCTCGCTCAGCCCCGAGCCCGGCGCGTTCCAGAAGGTCGTCGAACGACCTAGGTGATGTCGGTCACCGACAGGATCGAACCGAAGCCGCTCACGCCGTTGTACCAGCCATCGGTCAGGCCGGCACCCGTGCGAGCGGTCAACGGAATGAACACGATCTTCCGCGACACAGCCGTGCCAGCGTTGCCGTCGATGACGTACGGGGTCAGCACGACTGCCGCCTCCGTCCCGTCACCGATGCCGCACACGGACGTGCGCAAGACGATCGTGCCGTCCACGGCCACCGCATCGCACTGGCCTTGCAGCCGGAAGCGAATCGGAGGCCCATCGTCGGCAACCGCCTGCTGCACGACGCCGGAAATCGCGCACACGAGCGTGAGCGTGTCCGTCGTCGAGTCGTAGGTCGGCACCACGATGTTGGCCACGCCGGCAGTCGTTGCGCCCGGCGCATTCGTCGTCGAGGCCGCGTCGAGTCGGCTGTGGTCGAGCACTTCCACGTCGCCGACCGCCACGGCAGAGCCGGTGCGGTTGGTAACCAGAACGTCGATCGGAGCCGGCCCCATCCATCCAAGAGCAGGTTGCAGAGAAGTCATTGGGGTGTCTCCTGGCTAGATGCCCGCAGCGGTGAAGTCCACGTCCTCGTAGGGCGTCGTGCCCGTGAGGTACGCGGGGGAAACGACGCCACCCGCCTTGCGGCGCGTGCGACACACGTTGTTGTGCCAGTTGTCGAAGTAGACAACACGATCGAACGGCTGAGTCTGGCTCGGCGGAGGGGTCTCCTCTTCCAGCCAGTGCTCGGCGTGAACGATCTTCTTGTACTTCGACGGGTTGATCCACACGAAGCGCGGACCGCTCGTGTCCGGGTTCTGCGTCGCCGCTCCGGCCTCGTCCAACGTCGCGTCGAACTCGCCCGCGTTGAGCGTGCCCGAAGATGCAGTCCACACCACGGCCGTGTCCATCTTCTCGATGTAGCGGACCGGGATGCCCTGGTACATCAGCTCAGCGCCGCTGAGCGTGATGCTCGGATCGTTCACCTTCCCGCGCAGGAAGTCACCACGAGAGCCACCATTGGCCTCGTAGAGCGCCATCCCGCGAAGGCTCGTGAAGATGAACCCGCTCGGCTCCTGCGGAGAGCCGTACTCGGGCCGGAACACCAGCGACTCGAACGAGAGCCGCTTGTGCATCTTCATGAACGCCGAGTAGCCCGCCCAGCGAGCAGTCCCCGGAGCCGGCACCACCGCGCCCGAGTAGAACTCGACCGGGTTGCGCCACTTCGGCTGCGTCGTCGGGTTGATGCCTTGGATCGTGGTGAAGCCAGGCGGCACCGTGCCCGTCGGCTTCGTGTCCGCGATCACCGCACCGAACTCCGTGATCGTGCAGAACACCGAGTACGGCACCTTGCCGCTCGTCGCCTCCATCGTCGCCGTGTTCGGCGCGAGGAAGAAGCCACGCTCCATGTGGTTGTTGAGCGACGTGATGACGTTCATCCACTTCGCCCAGATGATGTCTTTGTAGACCATCCCACGAGCGCCCTTGTTGAGCTGCCCGACGTTCTGCAAGCCCTTCTCGTGCTTGTTGAACACCTCGTTCACTTGTGTGAACCGCCACGGCACCGACCAGGTGGTCAAGTGCTGCGCCAGTTGCGGAGCGAACTCTTCCATCGGCTGGTAGTCCGTGGCCGAGTTCACTTCGTCGAAGTACACGAAGTCCTGGATCGACGCGCCGCCCTGGATCTGCTGGCTCATGTCGTGAGCCTGCATGATCTGCCGCAGCAGAGTCGTTCGGAACGACGCCTCGTTCTCGATCATCTTGATCGCAGTGAGCGTCGTCGGGCTCGTCGCCAGAAACAGGTCGACGAGCGTGTTGAGTGCTTGTCCGCCAGCCATGGGAGTCTCCCCTGGTTAGGCGTTGGCCGCAGGCCGGGGCGCTGCCCCGCCTACTTCCTAGTGCGTACGCCGCCGCTCGGGCGGTCCCCAACTCATCTTGGAGCCCACTCGCCGCGCACCACGCAGGTCGCCCGCTTCCACGCGATCAAGAGCTGCCATGAACGGATCCTCAGACCCGTCCTCGAGATCCGTGCGACCCTCGGGCGGAGCCGAGGCCCCGTTCCGACGCTTCGCGGACAGATCCTTCGTCGGTGCCCCGAGCACCAGCTTCGCCGCGTCGTCGTAGACGGACTCGGCATCCTGGTACTCGCCGCTCTTCCACAGAGCGATCACCTTGGAATTCAGCTTCTCAACCAGCGCTTCGTCAGACTTCAGCTTGGGATACGGGTCTGCAAGTCGGCGTACTTGTTCGCTGATCTGTCGGCGCCCCTCGGCCGCGCGGGCTTCCTGAAGCGTCTTCTCGTGCGTCGAGAAGCGCCCGTCGAACTCCGAGCGTACCTGTTGCGCAACCGCATCGAGCGCGGGCGCGAAGGCTTCCGTCATCTCTTCCGGCGTGAGCCCGAGCTTCTCCCCGAGTGCCTTCAGATGGGGCGACCAGTCCACCGTCGCCGGCTTCTTCGCCGGCTCGGCGGGTGCCTTCTGCCCCTCTTCCAGTTCGCGGATCCGCTTGGCCCGCTCCTCGAGAGCGGCCTCCGTCTTCGCCCGCCTCGCGGCGGCTTCAGTTCCCCAGGCGATCAGCTCATCCCGGGAAGCGTTCTTGATGGCCGCGCTCGGGACGCCGCTGTAGCGCAGCGCGAGCAGGGCCTTTTCGTACTCCTCGTCGCTGGCCGGCGCGGCCTCGTCCTTCTCGGCGGGCGCACCCTCGGCTCGCGGCTCATCACGCTCGGCCGGAGCGTCGTCGCCATCCGTCTCGGCGCCAGGATCCAGCTCGGCGAACGCCGCTGCGAACGAGGCATCCACCTCGGCGCGGCCCTTCTCCTGCTCGCTCTGCGGCGCGGCCGGCGCCTCGGGCGTTGCTACCTGCGGCTCGAGCTGCTCATCCATTGGCAAGACCCTTCCGTGCGCGCTTCTCGTCGGCTCGACGCATCCGCCCCGTGTCGTGCGGATGCGCTTCGCACCACGCCGCCCGCTGCTCGGGCGTCATGAAGTGCCACAGAACGCGCCGCTGCACCGCAGCGGGCAGCTTGGACAGCCAGGCGGCCTGTTGTGCCGTGTTCACGCCCGAGAGCGTGGCTCACCGCCGCCGCCCATGTCAAGGCCGCCGCAGATACTCGCAGCGTCGAAGTGGTCGACCACGCCCTCGAACGCCTCCACTTCGCAGGCATGTGCGCCGGTCGCATCTTCGGCCTCACTGTCGATCCCGGCGCTGCGCCCGTAGAGACACCGAGCCGGCGTCCAAGTCTGACCGCCTTCGCGGTCCCATCCTCCAGCGCGGCCCTTGTCGCGGCGCAAGACGCGCGGAGTGAGCGCCTCCACAGCGAAGCCCACGAGGATGCGCAGACCACCCTCGCGCCACAGAACCTTGCGCTTCAATGCTCCCGCCATCTGATGTCACGCCCATCCGCCTTCGACCGCGCCAGGTGCTCACGCAGGCTCCGCTCGTAGCGCACCGTCGTCACACCGTCCTTCGGGTCGAAGTGCGCCCCGATCTCCGCCGCCTGCTTCTCCGTCAGCTGCGCCGTCTCGAACTCCTTGAAGTGCAGCACCGCGCCGGCCCGGTCGATCGGATCCCATGCTCCGGTCTCCTTGTTGAAGCGAAGGCGTGTCATGTGGCTACGGCGCGTGCGCGGCGCTCGCGGGAACCGTCCGGTCGCCGAAGCGTACAATCCCTGCGCAAGGGCCGGCAAGGGGTCAGGAAGGCCGTCTCTTAGGCCGTCTGGGCCGAAGTGGGCTTGATTCCGGTCACGGCTGGCATCGCCGCAGGCTTCATCTGGGCCGGCGGAAGAGCGCGAGGCCCGGCACCTGGAGAGGTAGTGCGGCCCGTCGGGCGCGATGCGCCGAGGCGCCCCGCCTGGGCCTTGACCGTGCCAACATCGCGGAGGAAGCGGGGCAGCGGATCCTCGTCCGGGTTCGGATTCTGGCTCGCCTCCATGACCTTCGCCATGTCCACGCCCTTCTCGAGGTTCGGGATGGCGTAGGCGTCGCCCACCGCTCGCAGCAGCGGCTCGATCTTCCAACCTGCAGCAGCGAGCTGAGGCAGAGCCGGCGCGAGCACCGGCAGCACGTTGGTGTAGAACGAGGCGCGCAGCACCTTGGTCTGATCGCTGGGACGCTCCATCGAGAACGGCTCGATCTCAAGGCCCAGGTCGTCGTAGGTGACGCCTGAGCCGGCCTCGAACGAGCCTCCCTCGAAGAGGGCCTCGTGGCCCGGCGGTGCGCCCATGGCCTCGCTCGCCTCTTCGCCGAGCGTGAACGTCACTTCGTCCGTCGAGAAGAGGTAGTAGCCCACCGTCTTCAGGATGCGTCGCACGAAGTCCTGATAGCGCGACTTGATCTGCGCCACGCGCGCGCCGGCCGCCTGGCTGGCCTCGGCCACCTCGGTCGCGGTCGCGTCGCCAGTCACAACGCCACGCTGCACGTCATCCATGCCCAGCGCGCGGTCGCGGTCAGCGCGCACGAGCTGACGGGCCTCGAGCATCTGCTGCGTCACGCCACCCTTCTCGATGGAGACGAGCTTGCCGGCCAAGTCGCCGAGAGATGCGGTCGTGTAGATGCCGGTGTGCTGGCCGTCGTTCATCAGCTCAGCGATCGTCGTGTCGCTCGTGACGGCCATCTTCGCGTACGACTTGATGCCCTCATCGACGGCGCGGCCCACGCGCGTGGCGCGCTCGATGTGGCCAGCGTTCGCCAGGATCACCGAGAGAGGATGCGGGCGATCGGGCACGGCGTAGGTGCCACCGATGACGTACGGACCCCAGCGCGGCGCGAAGCACGGGCGCGGGGGCGCCACGATCACGCCATCGGAGGGAGAGCGAGTGCCGCCCGGCGCACAGCCGAGCGTGATCTGCGTTCCGTTGAAGCCCTCGCGCGGACCAGGTTCGCCGTCGAGTTGACGGCCGGGCAGGTAGACCGTGACGAAGCGGACTTGCTTGCGATCAACGGCGTAGTCCTGCGGATCCTGCATCTGTGCGCCGAGCAGCGAGAGATTGCCAGGCGTGGTCTTCAGGTCCTCGATCGCGGCACGGTCCCAGCCCTCGCGGACAGATTCGGGCCGTTGGCCGTCGCGCTTGGCGCGTTCGATCATGTCGTCTTGGTCGGCCCACCACTCGTGCCAGAGGATGCGAGCCTGACGCCACGTCGGGCACAGGTGATCCCAGCCGAAGCGATCTGGAGAGAAGCGCGAGACCTGCGGCCACAGCGGCGGATCTTCGGCTTCGTACATCTCGGCTTTGGGCGCGAGCGTGACGTGAGCGATGCACCAGCCGTAGAGGTAGTCAACTACGAAGTCTTCGAGTGTGGTCTTGAGGTCGCCGTCAACGATCCAGCGATTCATTCCCCAGTGCATCGCCTCGGCAACTTGTTGCGCGGGTCCGGGGCGTTTTGTGGTGACTGAAACTCGCGGATTTGACCAGACGAGTTGTGTCGCCAAATACGACACCATCTCGAATCCAGCATTGTCTGGGTCGAACTGTCCGTCGCCAGGAACGCCGTTCCACCACGAGCCGGGGAACTTGTCGAGCATCGCTTGGATGCCCTCGCGGCGGACGTTGCGCGCCTTGGCGGAGGCGAGCACTTCGCGCATCAACTCTTTGGGGTCGAGCGAGAGCACGCGCGGTTAGCGGTACGGCGTGCGGTTCGTGAGGCTCGAGAGGTAGGCGCCGCCGAGTGTGCCGGCGTTCATGCCCTTGCCGCCCTTGGCGGGTGAGCTTCTCGCGGCTTGGCGCTTGCGGGTCTTGTCTCGGGCGGCCATGTCGGCCGTGAGTGCGGCGCGATCTACGCGGCCCTGCGCCTCGTAGCTGATCTGGTTGCCCATGCCGAAACGCTGCGTGCGGGCTTGGGCGGCGGTCGTGCGTCCGTGCTGCATGTGTAGAGCCTGTGGCGCCTGTGGTGGGCGTCACTGTCGTACACACGGCGACTCCGAGAGTCAACGTCGGCAGGAGTGAGCTGGCAGGGCTCAGGAAGATCGGCCACGCGGACCACCCTGCCAGCTCGGGGTCAATCCATGAACGGCCCGCGTGCGTGCAATCAGAATGGGCGCTCGTCGATGGCGAGCATCCCGGGGAGGATCTTGAGGGTTGCGGGGGTGCAGCCCAGGGCCACGAGAGCGGTGCGGCGAACCTTCATCTGCTCGATGAACGTGTCGAGTGCGGCGCTGAGGATCTCGAGGAAGTCCTCGTCGCGCTCGATGCGCTTGATGACGGGCGGGAGTGCCGGGTTGAAGGCGCAGAGGTCGCACCACGCGCGGCCAGTGATGAGGAGTTGCCCCTGCACTTGGGTCCAGTATTCGCCCTCCAGGCCATCGAGCAGGTAGCCGACGTGGACGGCTGCGCTGGGGCACTTCAGTTCGACGAGGCCGTCATCGCCCACCAGGCCGTCAGGCGAGCAACCGGCGAGGCGATCGTCGCGGAGGCAGAACCCGACCGTCTGAACGTCCACGTCCTTCTCCATGGCGTAGCGGGCGCGGGCAGCCTTCTCCATGTGCGTGCCGCGCTGCATGAATTGGGACGCCTGTGCCTCGGCCGGCTCGCCGATGAAGTGCTCCGCGAGGAGGCGGCGCATGTAGCCGTCGGCCGACTTCGAAGGCTTGCCGAGCGTGGTGACGATCTGCGAGAAGCTGGAAGCGGTCGGGATGCCGAGCCGAGCGGCGTACCACTCGGCGGTTCCCTGTTCGCACTGAACGACGATCACAGCGGCACGTCCAGGAGCAGCGTCGGCGCGTGCTCGAGCTTCGACGGTCGTGGGTTGCAGAGGGCGCAGTACCCACTCGCCTTCGGCGCCGTGCAATGGCAGCGCGGGCAGCGGCGTCCAGGCTGAGCCGGTTGGGCCGTAGGGTTCTTTCCGCGCGCTTCCTTGTCGATTGTCTTGGCCTTCAAGGTTGCGCTCCGATCTTCTGCTTGAGGTCCGCGACGAGCCAATCGAACTTCGACGCCGGGATCTGCTCCAGGGTTGTCGAGTTCCACTCGGCCGAGATCCAGTCGAGCAGGCGCGAGCGCGAGCCGGCCGGGCGCTTGTCGATCAGGGCCTCAAGGACGAGCACCTGCTCAGGCGTGATCTTGGCCTCCGGCTCGCTCGCACCGTCCGCGTCCGGGTCGCACGTCGTCAGCCCGAGAACCTGAATGAGCGACTGCCGCCGGGCGAACGTGAGCGCCGCCGCGTGCCGTTGCTGAGGCGACATCGCCTGCGTGACGGCCTCGGTTGGAGCCTCGAACGTTGCCGATGCCTTGTGCCCGTTCGCGTGCGAGACCGTGCAGACGCAGCGCAACATCGCCCCGCTCTCGGACAGCGTGCTGTCCCACGAGTAGCTGAGGCCGTGCCGGTGCAAGATCGGTCGCACCGTGCGCGCGATCTCGTCCAGCTCGGCGTAGGCATAGCTGTAGCTGCCGCCGCTCTTCGTCACGACCTTGGCCGTGCTCGTCTTGCGAACAGGCGGGCACTCTTCCTGGAAGGCCGCCATGGCTGCCGCGAACTCGCGCGCCGAGTCGCGGTCCATCATGCGCTCATGCAGCGCGGCGAGGCGCTCCAGCGCGTCCACGCCGCCCTTCTCGACGGCGAGCTTGAACAGCTCCGGCATGGATGCCGGTGTGAGCGCGACGAGCGGCTCAGGGGTGATCGGTTCGAGAGAATCGGACACGGATGCAGACCTTCCTTCGGAACAGGGCGTAGAGGATGAAGAAGAGCGAGAGCGTGAGCAGGTCGAAGGCGACCCACAGGCCGAGGAAGCGGAGAACTGTGCTCACCGGGGGTGCTTCTCGGCCGCGTCCAGCATCCGCAAGCCTGCGGCGTAGGCGTGGATGCGAGCCAGCGGGTAGATCGCGTCACACTTCGAACAGCAGAAGCACGCGCCAGTCATGCCGCGCAGCTTGCCCTCGCACTGGGGGCACGGGGGAGGCGAGTACCCCAGCTTGTCCAGCGCCGCGCACGCCGCGCAGCAGCTCGTCATGCCCTCGCCGACGAAGGCTCGTCCGCACTCGGCGCAGTCGCGTTCGGAACTCATAGCCAGTGCCCGCTGTCGCGGTCCCACTTCGGTTCGTAGGCGTGGTCGCCTGCGCGCTCGGGCTGGTCACTCTCGGCGTTCGAATCGCACTCATCGTCCTGCGGCTCGGCATCTAGGGCGCGGATGCGCGCCTCGACTTGTCGGATCCACCAAGCGGCGCCGCGCACGCCTTGGCTCTCGGCGTCCTTGGCGAGTTCGTGGGCGATCTCGGCGCAGCGTTCGTAGGGATTCACGGGCGGGCCTCGCTTCCCACCAGCGACTCCGCCCACGCTTCGGTCTCTGCGCTCCAGTCGGGCACGTTCTTCCATGCGCGCACTCCGGCCACCAGCTCTGGAAACCCGAGGCCGATGAGCCTCAGGTTGTCGGCGTCCGCGTGCGCGGCGGCGCGAAGTAGGTCATCGAAGAAGCCGTCGCCCTTGAGATACTGCCAGCGGATCGCCCAGTATCGAGCGTCGTGCGGTTGCGCGAGGACGGCGCGGAGAGCTTCGTGGGAGATCACGGGCGGGCCTCGCCTTCGCGGCACTCGCAAGTTGCGGCGTTCCCGCCGCGGGCGCATGTGCAATCGGTGATCGTTCTTCGGGCCTCGCCTTCGCCGAGCAGGCCGAGGGCAATCGCTGCATCCTTGAGCGGCGATTGCCACTGGTGCCGACTGAGTTGGCGCACCTCGTCCTTGCGCAACAGGGCAAGCAGAGCCGTGGCGAGCTGGGCGAGCCTCTCCTGTCGGTCCTGGGTGGCCTTGGATGTCGGGGTGTTGGTGAGGGCGCTCACGAGGGCACCGCCTCTCCCGAGATGGCTGCGCGGGCCTCGCCTTCGCCGAGCAGGCCGAGCGAGCGGGCGGCGGCCAGCGTCATGCGCAGTTGATGCTGCTCTGCATCCAGCACGTTGTTGAGACTGACGGCCTGTTCGCAGTTTCGGCGGTACTCGCCGAGGATCTCCAGCACCCTCGCGCCGAGCTGGGCGAGCCTCTTCTCCCTGGCTTCGAGCAGTTCGTCGAGCTTCACAGCGCCACCTGACCCTTCGCCTTGCCCTTGGCGCGGAACACGAGGTCGAAGCCGAAGGCGTGGAAAATCTTGCGCGTGGTGTCTGTGCGCGGATCCTTCGTCGCCTTGAAGCCGTCGCCCTGTAGGTCGAGGTAGTTGGCGCACGTCTGCCACGCGCAGCCCGTGAGGTCGGCGAGTTGCTGGACGCTCCAGCCGTGGGAACGTAGCTGTTCGCGGCAGAACTTCGCGCGCAGCGGTTGAGTCGGAAGGAAGTGAACCGCCGAGGCGGCACGCTTGATTTGAGTGTCGATCTTCATGCTGAAAGCCTACATCGGCGGCGCGAACCGTGGGGCTGAAATGAAAAAAACCGGCCGCCACAGGTGAAGGTCGAAAAGCCCTGTGACGGCCGGCGGGGCGAGAGAGTGAAGCCCCCTGCCGTCTGATTCTACCCGGCTTCCGAAGCGGCGGGCGGAGCTACGTCGCCCGGAGCGCCAGGCATCGGAACCTCGAGGCGCCCGACGCGAACCTCGATGACCTCGGCCTCCTTCGGCGCGGCCTCTTCCTCTTCCTTGCGGCGCAGCGGCGCGATCGTGATGCGGTAGACCTCGCGCTGCGCCTGGAGGAACCACGGCGAGTTCATGTCGCACGCGGCCTTGTGGAGCGCGATCAGGCGCGTGACCATCCCCATCGGGAAGCGCTTGAGGAGGACCTTTTCGGAGTTGCCGCTCTCGATGGCCTCCATGCACTTGCGTTGGCGAGCGGTCGCCGCGCTGCCGTTGTTGCCGCGATCGTTGCCGCCCGGCTTGCCGAACTGGTGGGCGGTGATGTTGTTCGTGGTCGGCAGACTCCAGGCAACGCCAGCCGTGTTTGTCGGTGCGTGGCCTGGAACCGCGCCGCCTCGGTACTGCTTGTCGCCGAACGGGTTGGGGTTGGGACTCATCGCTTCGTCTTTCCCTTGATGCCCTCGCCCATCATCCGCTTGGCGTCGGCCGGCTTCGGGCATGGCTTCCGCGCCTTGGCGCGACCTGGGCCGGCGCACAGGGCAAAGAAGGCGTGCGCGGCGGGAGACCAGGGCATGAGCTAGACCGGCAGGGCGACGATGTTCCGGATGAAGACCGCTCGCACCGTCCCGTCGCTCGCGGTCGGGAAGCGGTAGACGTGCATGTACGAACGCCCGCCGAGCCAGGCCGGCGCACCAGGCGCCGCCGCGAGTTGCGCGACGGTCGGCAGGTAGCGCCAGTTGTAGCCGATCAGGTCGAGGCCCCAGAACTCGTCAACCTGAGGCACGTCGTAGAGCGGTCCGGTCGTGCCGGCCGTGAACGACGTGGAGTAGATCGGCGTCTGCGTGCGGCGCTCGATGATGTCGAGCAGGACCGGCCCAGTGATGTCGGAATGCACGAGAAGGGTGCGTCCGTCGCCGCCGACAATGGCGCCCACGTCCGAGGCATCTGTTCCTTCCAAAACATCCTCGACGGCGATCACAATATCCGACATGCCGCCTCCTTCTGCCGCTGTCGTCGCTTGCGGTTGTGCAACTGCTCCTGCGGTACGAGGCCGGCCTTCATGTGTCTTCGCCTTCCTTCAGGCTAGACCCGACGATCCGGCCCCGCAACAGACCCGGCTGCGCGATGCGCCCCTTGGGGGGTTGCTCGAGCACGGTTGCGACGGGGGGCGTCGTGGTCTGGAGGATGGGCCGGAACCGCAGGCGCGCCTGGGCAGCCCTGCGGATGCGCCCCACGGCCTTCCAGAAGCCCCGCAGGAGGGGCGGCTGCCCGACGGGCTTCCCGCCAATCATGGGCACCAGGCGGCGCCTGAGGGCACGGCGGCGGCTCCTGCGGGCCGGGCGGCGCACGGGCAGCGGCGGGTTTGGGACGAGCTGGATGCCGAGGGCGGTCAGAAAGCCAGTCGCCGAGGCAACGGAGAAGCTCAGGATGAAGCCGCCCGAGCCGGAGGCACCCAGCCAAGTCGCGCGCTGCACGACGGTGCCGGTGTGGTCGTACTGGAGCACGGCCACGTCCTCTTGCCGTGTGTGGGCGTCCGTCGTGGCGCGGTCGGCCGGGATGCTGATTCCCTCGCGGGTGTGCCACGCGATCGCGCGCGATGCGTAGCGTCCCGTGACGAAGTAGGACATGCAGGAGGCGAGCGGGCCGTCTTGCTGCGCTGCATCGACCGCCGAGAGGAGCGTGCCCATGCCCAGCACGATGTCGGGCGTGAAGCCGAAGGAGTTGAATGCCTGGTCCGCCGCGCTCGCCGCGACGGCGAAGTTGGCGACGGCCAGCCGCACATTGCCGGAGAACTTGAGCGCCAAGTAGTGCGCGTTGACGGTCCCGGCGTCCGACTGGTGCGTGAAGCCGCTTGCCGGGAAGGCCGAGATGGTCGATACCTCGCGCGCGCGAGTACCGGAGTTCATGTGTCCGAAGGCGTTGGCGCTGCGGATAAATCCGTCTGCGTCCGTCGGCTCCGTCGCGTCGTCGGCGTTGATGTGCGCGCAGACTTGGGCCAGCGATGCCTTGACCG